TTCAGATTCATTAATTTTTTGTACTGTGTTTATACTTTCCTTGTTTTCAAGCAAACCATTAATTTCATCAATCATCTGTAATGCTTTATTATTTAAAGAATCATTAATTTCATTATTTTCTTGAATTATTTGTGCATGTGCAGCTTCCTTTTGAGTATCTGACTCTTTGCTACTACCATATACAAGTTTTTCAAGAAGTTTTTCATAATTTTCATCACTCATTTTACCTTCCATCATCGCACCAGCACCACCTGCTCCACCGCCCATAGGAGCACCACCGCCACCCATAGGCGCACCAGCACCACCTTCAGCACCACCAGCAGCAGGATTCATACCACCTACAGGAGCAGGAGCACCACCAGCAGGGGGAGCACCAGCACCACCAGCAGGTGGCATACCACCTTCAGGAGCACCACCAGCAGTTGCGCCAGTAGATGGCATTCCTTCAACTGGTGCACCGAATCTCTTATCAATATCTGCGAATAAACCTGACTTCTTAATTGTAACAGGAGAATCTTGAAGTTCTTGCATAACAACTTTTTCCATTTTCTGTTGTTTCAAGTCATCAACAATTTCTCTATCACTCATGTTCCATAATATACGTTTTGCATTTGTATGTGACATTGCAGCAATACCACCTTCTGCACGTGTTAATTCAGTATATGTCTGTGCTTTGTCACGCATCAATTCAGATTTTAATAATTCAGCCTGAGTACTTGGATTAGTTAATGTAAGCGAAAAACTGTTAAGGTCTTCGCCAGTATAACCTAACAAGTACAAATGAATCATTGCCATTTTATTGAGTTCCTGAATCATTGCTTGCTGAATACGATTTACTTTCTTTGAGAAACGAATATCATACTGTGCCATGTTTTTACCAGCACCTGCAGCATCTTGGAAACTCAAGAATGGTTTTGGAATACCCAAACCAACAAATAAATTATCTCTGAGATATTCTATATCCTGTATCTGGTCAAGGTTTGAAGCACCGGGAAGTGTATCAATACCTGTTTGTGTATTTGCATTTCTTACAGGAATAAAGTAATCTTCGTCATTACCAAGTATGTTAAAACGATAGTCAATCTGACCGTCATTAGGATTTACCTGTGCGGTCTTTTTGAACTTCGTAGCAACTTTCATGATATATTCTTCAATATCGTCTTCGTCTATATTTCCAACGTCAATTTTGAATACTTTCTTTTCACCTGCACGAATAATACGATAGGTAAGCATGGCATCTTCTGCCATAACAAGCTGACGGAATACTCTACGTACTTTATTAAGTACTGATGAACCATAAGGCAAGTATTTGTCATCGCCCAATAATCTAAAGTGTGCAATTTCAAATACATTAAACTCGTCACCAGTCATACGCTCTTTAAACTTAACTAATGGTTTACCATTTTGAATTCTTTCGAATCTTTCAATTTCGTAATTAACAAGTTGTTTTACGTGAGTAATACCTTTCTTTCTTTCACCATAAAGCAATACGAAGTTATCACCATATTTAACTGTGTTTCTTACCCAAAAAGGTAAGTTCACATTTACGTTTACTATATCATAGAAAAATTCTTCCAGCAACATTTTAATACGTTCTTTGTTGCTGTATATGTTCAACATTTTACCATTTAAACCAATGGTTGTAGCTTCTTCCATAAATAAATCCAATGCACTACTGATGATTGGATAATATTCCATACCCTCATAATCAATGTACGCTGGAAGTCTGGCTGCTTCATATTGAAGTGCCTTTTGAAATCCTCTGTCAGTAGTCCTGAAAAATTTGTTTTGAAGTTCTTGCTTTTGCTGCAACTCCATACCTTTCCTGTGAATTTCTTCTGGACTGTTACCCTTAATAATTATCTTTGCCTTTTCGGGTTGTTGTGATGCAACTTGTTGTTGTTGCATTACAGTAGTAGGTTGATTTTCTTGAAAGCCAAAGCCATCAAGGTTCATCATCTTATTAAGTTGTTGGTATATTGTGCCTTTTTCTATTTTTTGTTCTTCGCCATCCATTTTTATAATTTTTTATATTTTTTTATAAATACTTAAATTTTCTTGAAAAGTTAGTTAAACATAAATACATTCTATGTTTTATTTTTATCCTTTATGCCATCAAATAACCATGCATTTGCTAAATATGGATTTAGTGGTGATGAACTATTAGGCGAAATCAGGGGTTTGTTTCTAAATTTATTGTTTGTGGTATTACCTGAATTTATTCTTTTTTCCATTTCCTTCAAGTCATTCACACTTATTATTGCATTAAGCATGTGTTCATAAATTCCTTTGCTTTGTTTGAACTTTGCCATATCAAAATTCAATACATACAAGCCAATAGATAAACCCATAATACTATCATCATGGAATGTACGTTTATGGTCTGCAACACGATTTCCAGCCACCGTAACGAAGGTTTTCAATTCATTGAGTAATCTTATTGACCTAATGATAACGTCTTCTAAATGGATTGCTCTTTGCATTTCAAGTACTACTGATGGACGATTGCTACCGATGAAGAATCCGGGGATTAAATCAACATTAATCACCGCACCATCTGGCATAATCTTTTGTCCTTTTTTAATATAACCTTGTAACCTATCACGACTTGGTTTATGACTTACTTCAGCATAATGAACATTTTCATATCCATATTCCAGTAATTTTTCAACTGATTGTACACCATAACCACCAGTAATATCAACAACACAATATGCATTATTATATGCTTTACCATATATTAATGCTATTTGAGCAAGCATTTGTGGTGTTATTTTACCATAATATTCTGCAACTTGTTCTACTCTATGTCTTTTTATTTTAACTTTTTTCTCATGACCACCTTTTGTAATTACCTTTTCTTCGATAACTTCAATTGTCTTGAGCATATTAAGAGTGGAATTGTCCTCTCCGTGTCCCGGTGAGGCATCCAATGCCATAATATAATTTTCTGCAGGTTGTGGGTCTTCCCAAATCCACATACTATTGTCATTATATTCCTGACGAATTGGAACTTTAACTTCATATTCTTGAATACGTTTTAAATATTCTTCTGCAATAAAGTTATCACCAGAACCCAAGAATGAACAAAGTAATTCTTGTGCAATCTTACGCATGTCACCATTGGCATTACGAACTTGGTCTTCAAACCAAGGACTGCTTGCTTCCCAACCATCATCTGCTAATTGAATACGTTTTGCAGCATCCCAATTTTCATCTACTAATTTAATTTCATTTTGTTTTCCTTTATTTTTCAACCAAACCAAATCTTTATTGTAACGTGGGTCATTATACCACCATAATTCAACAGCATGAAAATTATTATCACCATCTCTTGCACCTTGGAATGTTTTGTAGAATACAGCATCCAATCCAGAAGGTGTACTTACCATAATTGCAGCACCACCAGTTTGTAAGGTTGGCTGTGCAGAAGTCCAGAACTTATCTCCTTTTTCTGCCCATGCAGTTTCATCCCAGAATAACAAAGTTGGTGTCATACCACGCAAACTCTTAGATGCAAAAGCACCGAGTTTTGAATCGTTATCGTAATATTTTAATTTCTGAGTATCCTTTAAATTTTTTTCAGTTGCTCTACCAGTTTTCGGTCTAAGCCATGCTGGACAGTTCTCAATGAAATCAACTACGTCAGACATCAATTCATCACGTGCTGTTTCAAGTTTATCTGCAACAATAGCAACCTGTCTGTTACGATTGAACATTACATACCAAGCAATAAATGCACAAGTTGTTGTCGAGATACCTGCCTGACGATATTTGTTAGCAACAACAAACCTGTTCTCCATATACGCTTTAATCAAATCCTTTTGAAATTCAAATAATTTGAATCTAACAATTAGACCACCTTTACCTTGTGTCTGGTCAAAAATTGTTAAGTATGTTTCAATAAAATAAATTGGGTTTAATCCGCAACGAACAATTTCTTCTTCTTGTTCTATTTTAGTTAATTCATTTGCTTTTTTTACTACACCAGATTTTGTAACAATAATAGGTTCAATATCACCTATTTTTTTTCGTAGTTCTTTTGCTAATTTTCTTTGTTCTTCTTTTTCTCGTTCCTTCTGTACGTCAAATGGGACAACAGGAACGTGGTCAGGGAATAAATCATCTTCACCTTCTTTAATCTTGTCTATATCTTCGGACATTTATAAATATTTATAAATAAATACTATGCATGTCTAAAAACCGCAAAACACGGTGCATATCTTGACGCATCGTGCTTCGATTTCCTTCACCCAAATGGTGTGATGAACTCAAAAATCAGAAAACGCATTTCTACGTCTTCGTTACTGTTTTACCACATGGGCAATCAGCTATCAATAAATACTAAAATTTTATTGAAGAAGTTTCAACAAATTCATTATTATTTAAAATAATCTTTCTGGCATTAAGCAAATCTTTAACTCGTGCCAACGTCATACCATAATGAAACACCAATAATGGAATATCTTCATTACTATTCTCAAACATCTTTTCGTAATCACCAAAATTTCCATTTTCATCTGGTTGTTTTTCAATTTCATACGCAAGTGCATGTATGGTATGATAGCCATGCATATACTCTCTATCAACTGCTTCATGCAAACAGAATAAATCAAACGAACTGGTTTTCAAATTAAAGATAGCATTAATGTATTCCTCAGTAGGTGGTAATGCATTATCACATGCAGGACTTAAATCCCAACACCAACCTTCTATGTCAATATTTGTGGAGTCTAATGAAAATATAAACTCGTACAATCCGTCACCCTTTGCATTATAACCAATTTTATTAACAAA